TTCTATCCTATATGTTATGAATATCTTACTGATGATGCTGTTAATGATAATATCTTAAATGATTATAAAATCATTGTACATGAGATTAAACTAGATAACGTCAATAAAAATGTAAAAGCAGGTAGTAAGAATAATCAATTCTTTACTACTGAAGTAGCTAATTATCAGTATTGGTGTAATAGAATAGATATGTCTAGACCAGGTAAAGAGCAACAGATAGCTAGAATTATGAGAATGAAAGCAATGATGGAATTTCCAAGTAAAGAAAAATATACTAAGATATTATCAAATCATATAAAATCTAAATTTATTATTTTTGCTAATACTCAAGAACAGGCTGATGTGTTATGCGTAAATAGCTATCATAGTAATAATCTTGAGTCTAATGAGAATCTAGAAATGTTTAAGTCAGGTGAAATAACTAAACTATCATGTGTATTGCAGTTAAGTGAGGGTATTAATATTCCTGAACTAAGACAATGCATTATTCTACATGCATATGGTAATGAGCGTAAGGCCTCACAACGTATTGGAAGATGTTTACGTCTTGCAGTTGATGAGACAGCTACTATTCATATACTATGTTATGTAGATACTATTGATAAGAGTTGGGTTACTGAAGCATTATCAGGATTTGATCAGGATAAAATAGAATGGAAAAATTTTAATATTAGTTTATGAAGTGATTATGGCAGAATATGATCAAGACAATGTCAAATTCATAAGAGCACTGGTAAAGATATCTAGTGCTCTTTATGATATTGATGAAATGAAAAAGAATAAGAAGTTTAAGTATGCATTAAAGAAAGATGTATCTGAATGGCATGAATGGTCTGAAGAGTATATTAAAGAACCAATGAGTGTATTTGGTGATACTGATGCTAATGCTTTAATGACCCTGATACAGATTTTTGATGATTACAGTCATAAAATTCACATAAAAGATGAATTTAATACTAGATTAAACTTATTTTTGGCTAAAATTGCATCAGCAAGATGGGATTTAATCCAGCTTGAAGTTGATAATAAATCAAAAATGAGCTTATTGATTAAGAATATAGAAATATTAACTAGTAAAGGTTACTTTAAGTCTTATACAGACTATATAGATCCTTATGGTAAAGGTTTTACTGATATTGTTGATTCTATGAATAAAGTAGGTAACACAATAATAGTAGGAACTGAAGAAAATAATTTGTAAATTAATATATAAAGACATGGTTTTGGAAAAAACACATAAAATAACATTGTATAATGATGACAACCATGATTTTTTATATATCATAGCTTGTCTCATTAAAATATGTAAGCACTCACCTGATCAAGCTGAGCAGTGTGCTGTAATAGTAGATAATAAAGGTTCATATGATATTATGTCTGGTGCATTTGATGACATCTTTGATATATATAATCAATTATCTGATCTAGAATTAAATGTAGAGATAGGTGAAAGTCAAATGCATTAATTCAAAAAATAAACCCAATAAGATTCCTTTAAGTCAATGGCCAGTAGAAGATCAATTCTACACAGTGGTAAGAGTAATGAATATGGGTATTCAAGCTAACACATATGGATATGAGTTAGAAGAAATAAATCTTGATGGATGTTTTCCTTATGAATATTATAATGCTAATAGATTTCTTCCTATAAAAGGATTATTAGCTGAAACAAGAGAAGTGGAAAAAAAAGAAGTTGAATTAGAAAAATTATGAAAACAATTACAAAAGCAGTGATACCGTTATCAGATATACCTGTAAAATTAAGAAAAAATCCAATATTCAAAAATGTAAATGTACATTCATACATTGAATGTCATATGGAAAGTAAAGGTAAAGAATCAGATGATGATTTAACAGTTTGGTTACGTGAAACATATCAAAACCTATCAAGAAAAATTAGTTTTTTAATACACATTGATATATAACATGGAAATAATAATTCATATAAGTTTTGTCTTATGGTTTTATGTGGGATATAAATTTGGTAAACAATTTAAAAAGAAATAGATATGAAAAAAGAAAATGTATTTGCTACAAGCTTATTTCTCTATTTAGCATGTACTCAGTTATTCAGCATGCATTTTTGGTATCTATGGGCTCAACATCATGGGTTCTTAAGTACTGTATTTGTTGGCCCTATAGTAGCTGAAATTAAAGGATTCCTGTTTCCATTTTTTATTTAAATATTATGGAGTACACTAAAGATGATGTTATACAAGAATTGAGAGATTTTTGTACTAAACATAAAACTAAAGAAAGACATATAATTGACAGAAGAAATTACTTAATTGCTATACTGTATTATAAATTTTCAATGGTGGAAGAAGAAATTGTTATGCATACTAATTTAAATAGTAGATCTACAATTAATCACGCAAAAAGATCTGGATATGAGTTATTTTTAACAAAAGATAAAAGCTTTCTTAAAAATATTAAAAGCTTACTTATTAAATATCCATGTTTATTTGATGATTTTGATGTAAAAATAAGAGAGTATAACACAAAATCAGTAGTATCTGTATCATTATCACATCATTATCTTAGTATACTTGCTAATTATATGCAAGCAAAAAATATTGATAAACCTGAAGATGCAGTTAAAAAATTAATCATATCAACTTTAAAGTTATGGGAAGAATAAAAGAAATATATATTGATTTAATTAATCAGTATGGACATGTGGATGACATTCCACTAGATGTTGAAATTAGAGATTATATAGCTAAAAAAAGAGAAAATGAAGAAGAAAGAGAAGAAACTGGAGATCAGTGATGTAAAAACTGCATGTTGTAATGCAGGTTGGTATATAAGATCAAGAGCAAATTATAGATGTGAGAAATGTAATGATGATGTTACATTACAAATTGTATTTGCTGGTATGACAGTTAATAAACTTGAAAAGAAATGAAGCATTTTCTAAAATATCTTACAGTATGGATTAGTCAAAACTTGGCTATTCCATTTTGGACAATTGGACATTTACATCTTATGGTAAATGTTTATGAAGATATTATAGAAATTATTGCATCATGTGGTATGAATTTAATAGTTGCTATAGGATTTATTATTGATTATATAGATCAGAAAAAAAACCATTAAATGTATAATAAAGTAGTATCTTTGATATTACTAATTTAAACTTAAAACAAATATTATGGGATCTGTATTAGTAATTATACTTATAGTAATTTGTATTATTTATTATCAAATTAAAAATAGTGATTGATATGGAAGATTTATACGGAATTGAGTTAATGCATAAATGGATGAATTATAAGGTGACAAATAAAACAAGTAAGCTAAGAAAAGCAAAAATAATTAGGAAGTCACCTGTAAATAATTCTATAATAATTAAAAAACATAATTATAGAAAATTACACAGAGAATACATAAAAGAAAAAGCAAGCACAGGATTCTACAAAAATGAAGAAACTGAAGATTAATTATTAACTTGGTCAGTAGTAATATGAAGACAAAATATAAAATATTAAAATCACAGTACTCATATGGTGGGTATTTTATACAAACTAAAGAAGGCTTTTTTGGCTTTTGGAGATACAGTAAAGATCCAAATGGATTTATTATACTATTTTCTACAGCAATGGAGGCTGAAGACTATATTGATAAAATAATTGAAGAAAAATTAAAAAAATGAAGCAGCAAGAATTAATTGAAGCAGGATTTGATAAAGTAATTGTTACTAAGGAAGAATCTGGTGACAAAAATGATTATTACTATTACTCATATGAAATAAACTCTGATGTAATATTAGTATCAAATGGAAGTGATGAAATAAATAATAATCAGTGGAAAGTATATGAGCACTCTTGGGGTGTTGCTATGACAGATATTGAAGATGTAATATTAATCATTGACTTATTTAAAAAATGGAGTAAAATACCATTATAACCTTTAAAACAAAACCAATATGTTTAGCGCAAAATTTATTAAGAAAAATGGAAAACTCACCTACAAAACTGAAAAAGAAAGTTTAGCTTATACTGAATTTGTAAAATTAGTAGAAGAAGATGAGGAATTAGAAATGTTTATTAGCATTCAAGGTAAATCTGGATCTTATGCACAAATCTCTAAAATACATGTATGTATCAGAGAAATGGCAAAAGAATCAGGATATACATTTGATGAAATGAAAAAACTTGTCAAAACACAAGCAGGATTATGCTTTGATGTAAATGATGAAGGTAAAAAGCTTGAGATGTGCAAATCATTTGCTGAGTGTTCAAGTGATGAGTTATCCCAAGCTGTTCAAGCATGTATAGAAATAGGAGCAGAGTATAATATTAACTTAGCGTAGGTTCAACATAACCTTCATCTGTAGGTTCAAGTACCTCTTTCTCATCAAAAAGATTTTGCTCTACAGAAAGTCTTTCAATTTCAGCTATCATTAAAGTAACAGTGTAAAAAGATTGCTCAACTTGAGACATCTTTGAGTAATCTGCAGCTTTAATAGTTTCAAATGACTTTTCACAAGCTTCTGCACCAGCTGATTGAATTTGATTGTATAAGTAAAACAAGTTATTCTTTAACATAAAGTAATATGCTTTGTTTACTGGGACACTGATTTGAGCATCATCTTTTAATTCTTTTACTTTTATAGCCATGGCTTAAAATTTTAATTAGTATGACAACAAATATAAACATAAATGAAATAAAAGAAAAATTAAATTTAAAACTAATTGAATCAGGATGGGCAAGAGTTCTCAGAGGGTTTATATTTAGTAGTGAGTTTGATACTATTTTATTGACATTGATAAAAAATTCACAGGAAGATAGACGGTTCACTCCATTTATGAAGTATGTGTTTAGAGCATTTGAAGAATGTCCATATGATGAACTCAAAGTAGTGATAATTGGACAAGATCCTTACAATGGAATTGAACAAGCTGATGGACTTGCTTTCTCATGTGCTTTTGAAAAAAAACCATTACCAGCATTAGAATATTTATTACAAGCTGTTAATGATACTGTATATGAGTCTGAGAGCATTTCTAATGACAAAGACTTAAAGAGATGGAGTAACCAAGGTATTCTAATGCTAAATAGTGCCCTTACTACTACAATAGGCAAACCAAATTCACATATAGAATTATGGAGACCAATGATGGCATATGTATTAGATTACCTTAAAATCTACAATCCTGGATTATGTTATATTTTGATGGGAAGAACTTCAGAACAGTTAATTGATTACTTGTCTGAAAAAGATCCTTTATTTATTTTAACACATCCTATGAATGCTATATCTTTAGGTAAAAAGAAATGGCCATGTGATGATGTATTTAGAAAAGTATCTGAGATTACAAAAAAGAATTATAATTTTGATATAAAGTGGTAATATGGATGAAATTTTTAATTTATTAATAAAGAAACAGTTGAGTCCAAATCAATTGTATATACTCTATTGTATTAAGCATAAAATTAAAACTAATGATTTTATTAATGATGCATTAGAGGTAAAACGCTTACAGTCAACAGACTGGTTAGAAGCTGATATGAAACTAGCAGGTAAGGCAATAATTCTTTTACAAGAACTAGAATCTTATTTTAAAAATAGTAAGAAAAAAACAAGTACAACATTGATGGGTGATAATTTTATGGAAAATATTGATGTTTATTTAGATATTTTTCCTAAATTTAAGCTACCAAGTGGTAAATATGCAAGGTCAGATAAAAAGAATCTAGAGAATAACTTCAGATGGTTTTTTGAATCACATACTTATACCTGGGAAACAGTAATTAATGCTACAAAGACGTATGTTGATGAGTATGAGGCAACAGGATATAAGTATATGAGAACATCTCAATACTTTATTAGAAAACAAGGCTCAGATAAAACTTATGATTCTGAATTAGCAAATTATTGTGATATGTTATTAAATGGGTCAGATGATCCGTCACAAACACATTTTAAAGAAAAAGTAGTATAATGTATAAATTACCCAAATTAATACTAGGGTGTTGTGCCATAGTAGGGATTCTATTAGGTTATTTAGTAATTAATACATTTGTTATTTCTATTACTGTAATTCAGTTTATTGTAGTTGAGGTAGTGATTAGTGTATTACATGCTACATATAATAGAATTAAAGTAAAAATTATTTAATTATTGTATATGGCACTTAAGCAAACAGTTAATTCTAAGTGGGTTAGCCAAAAAGAAGGTTTCCAGGAATCATTACATTATTTAAAAGGCAGAATGTTAGGTGAGATTAAAAGTCTTAGAACACCGTGGCCTAAGTTTAATGATGCAATGACTGATGGTATTGAATGGAATACTATGACTGTAATTGGAGGAAGACCTGCAAGTGGTAAAACTTTAATTGTTGAGCAAATAGTAAGAGAATCTTTTATTCTTAATCCTGCAGAAGACTTTAGAGTTTTACAGTTTCAATTTGAAATGTTAGCTAGGTCATCTGCAATTAGAGAGTATTCAAGTATTATTGGTAAGTCATATAAGTATTTATGTAGTGCAGATGGTCAATTATCAACTGAAGATCTACAGAAATGTTATGACTATGCTAAACAAAAGATTAAGTATCCCATTGATATAGTAGAAAAACCATGTACAGTAGATGAATTTATCAGAACTATACATGAGTATATGTCACATCATTCTGAAGTAGATGAAGAAGGTATAAGGAAATATAAAAAGACTTTAATTTCTCTTGACCATTCTCTACTTGTAAAAAAAGCACAAACTGAAAGAGATAAGAATGAAACTTTAAATAACCTTGGTGAAGCATTAACAAATCTTAAAAGAGTTTACCCGATAGCATTCATTATATTAAGTCAATTAAACAGGAATATAGATAATCCTGAGAGATCAGAAGATGGAAAGTATAGTAATTATGTATTAGAATCAGATATATTTGGTGCTGATGCTTTATTACAACATGCAGATACTGTAATTGGTATTAATAGACCAGCTAAACAGAAAATCAGATTCTATGGTCCTGATAGATATATAATTGAAAATGATAAGGTAATGGTATTACATTTTCTTAAATGTAGAAATGGTGATACTAGATTAAGTTTCTTTAAAGCTGAGTTTGAAAGAATGAGTATAGTAGAAATGAATACTCCAGCACAACAAGAAAAAAGAATTGGAACCAAATAATTAATATATGGCATTAACAACAAAAGACAGCAGCAGTGCTAGTTTTAACAGAAAAGAAAAAACTGAAGAGATGGTAAAGTACCATCAAAAAGTATTTGATGCATTAGGTATAACTAGTCCTCTATATATACCTAAATGTGCTTATAGACCCTATGGTAAAGATGATTTATATATGGGATTCTTTAAGAGTGAATTATCAAAAGGAGAAGATATCTATACTGAATACGTAAGTATTACATTAGATTCTGAAGACCCAACAAGAACATTATATAAATGGAGTTATAATTCATTTTATGATGAGGAGTATGAAACTACAGATCCTAATGCAAATGGGCATGTAAGATATCTTATTCCTGTATCTGAACTGACAGCAATTAAAACTGAAACTAAAACTGAAATTAAAAGTACTGAAACGGAAGGGTTATTTCCTGATTTTGATGATTTAATGGATTCAGATTTAGATGCTCCTTTAAGCAGTTTAACTGTAAGAGATCTAGCTGCCATTCTATTACAGAAACCAGTAAGTAATAAAAAATGGTTAAATGATTTAATAAAATAAAAGTATGAGTGAAGGATTAGTATTGCCCACTAAGAAAGTAGGTGCAACAAGAGTCAATCCAAAAAGATTAATTATTTATTCTAAGCCAAAAACAGGTAAAACTACTGCATTTGCTGGTTTAGAAGACAATTTAATTATTGATTTGGAGAATGGAACTGATTATGTAGATGCATTAAAAGTTAAAGCAAGTAATCTTAAAGAGTTGCTAGCAATTGGTAAAGAAGTATTAGAAGCTGGTAAACCTTATAAGTTTATTACTATTGATACTGTAACTGCATTAGAAGAAATGGTAATGCCATTAGCTGTAAAAAAGTATAAGCAAACTTCAATGGGTAAAAACTTTGATGGAGATAATGTAATTACTTTACCAAATGGAGCTGGTTATTTATATGTAAGAGAAGCATTTTTTGATGTTTTAAACTATGTAGACACATTAGCTGACCATATTATTTTATCTGGGCATATCAAAGATAAGCAAGTAGATGATAAAGGTGAAATGGTTATGTCTGCTAATATAGATTTAACTGGTAAAATCAAGTCTTTAATCTGTGCTAATGCTGATGCAATTGGTTATATGTTCAGAAAAGGTAATCAAGTATTCTTATCATTTAAAACTAATGAAGAGACAACTTGTGGTGCAAGACCTGAGCATTTAAGAAATGCAGAAATAGTTATTAGTGAAGCTAATGACAAAGGTGAGATAATTACTCACTGGGATGAAGTATATAAATAATAAATAAAAATAAGAAAAATGGCAATTGGAACAAAAGATGTCGGAACAGGTGGAAGTGGAATACCAAAAACAATTAGTCCAGGTAATCACAAATTAAAACTTAATAGTTTAGTAGGTGAAGATTTTAAATTTATTCCAGGTGGTATAAGTATAATACTTAATCTTGAGACTGAACCTCTTGAAGGATTTGAAGGATTTATGTTGGATAAAGAAAATCCAGATGCTGGTCATTATAAAGGTCAAATTGGTAGAGTAAAATCTGGCCAATATGCATTTGCAGATGGAGTAACTAAATCAGGTGTACAAATTTCTAGAGATAATAGTATATTAGTATTTATTAAATCATTATGTACTACATTAGACATAGTTAATTGGTTTGATGCTCAAGATAATAAGCACAATACAATTGAAGAGTTTATCACTGCATTTGATAAAACAGCACCTTATCAAGATAAGTATTTAGATTTCTGTATTGCAGGAAAAGAATATGAAGGTAAAACAGGTTATACAAATTATGACTTATATTTACCAAAATCTTCTAGAGATGGTTTTGCATATGCTAAACTTGGATCTGGTAAACAGTTACTATATTCTGAAGCTCTACATCTTAAAAAATTAGAAGCTAAGAAGGTAGAAGCATTTGGTGAGGATGATTTTGAGGTATCAACTAAGGTTGGCTCAGACTTTGATTTAGACTAACAATAGTTTAAAGGGGAGTCAGGAAATGGGCTCCCTTTTTAATTAAAGTTAAAAGATATGATTTCAACTAAAAATGTAATTAGATTCCAGGATGTACCAACAATTTGGATCTTTGAGAATTATTTAAATCTTACTGAACAATTAGACGGACAGCAGATAAAAATTAAATCTGTATTTAAAACTGAAAAGACTCCATCAATGATTATTTATATGGATGCTGCAACAATGACATATAAGTTTAAAGATTTTTCATCAGGTTATCAAGGAGACTCTATATCATTAGTACAATATATGTGTGGTATTAAAGATAGAGGAGAAGTTTCTTATAAAATAGTTAATGACTATGTTAAATACCTAGATGATCATAAACCTTATAAAGCTCCTGAAATTAAAACTTATGAAAATTATAAAGTAACTGATTATACTATTAGACATTGGTCTAACTTTGATCAGAAATACTGGGGACAATATCATATTGGTTCTAAGATGCTAGAAATATATAATGTATCTGCATTAGAGTATTATAAGATGACCAGACTTGAACTTAATGGTACTACATCTGAGATTATTATTACAGGTTTAAATCTGTATGGTTATTTCAAAAAAGATGGCACATTGTATAAGATTTATCAGCCTAAGAATATGAATAAGAAATTCTTAAAGTTAGGTAATCATATACAAGGGTCACAACAACTATCACTTACAGTAGATTATTTAGTTATTACTTCTTCATTGAAAGATATAATGGCTTTTAATAAGCTTGGCTTTAAGGATATAGAATGTATTGCTCCGGATAGTGAAAATACTATGATTAAAGAGCAAAACATAAATAAACTTAAAGAGAAATATAAAAAGATATGTGTACTATTTGATAATGATGAAGCAGGTATTAATTCTATGAAGAAATATAAAGAAAGATATAATCTTGATTTTATTATTCTTGATATGGAGAAAGATGTATCAGATTCTATTAAAGTACACGGTATTGAAAAAGTAAAAAAAGAAGTATTAAAATTACTTAATGAATCATTATATGAAAGGTAAGATTAAAATAAATTATGAATTTGATGAAAAGGCACCAGAAAAGTTTACTACAAGTTTAAAAATACATGGAGTTACTCCTGCACATCTTATACATGCAGTAGTATTATTAATAGAAACTATTGAGAAAGAAGGTGGTATCAATGTAAAAAAAACATTAACTGAAGTATTCTCAGGTAAATTTATACAAGAACGTCAGAGTATTATACCACAGGGTGATGCTTAAATTTTAAAATTATGAGTTGGATATATAAAGGTAAAGAATTTACTGAAGATATGATTCCTGAAAATGCAATAGGTTTTATTTATAATATGACTGCAATAATAGACGGAAAATCAATTAGTTATATTGGTAAAAAGAATTTTTATGCAGATATTAAAACAAAACTGAGTAAGAAGGCTATGTCAACTGATAAGAGATTAAAGACATATAAAAGAGTAAAGAAAGCTACTTATCAAAATTATTACAGTAGCAATGAAGTACTGAAAAAAGCACACAAAGACAATATAAAAATTAAAAGAGATATACTAATGATATGTACTACTAAATTAGAATTGTCATACCAAGAAACTAAACATCAATTTGTATTAGGAGTACTTGAGTCTGATAAATATTTAAACGGTAATATACTTGGTAAATTTTATAAGTTTAAATAATAAAAAGTTATGGATAAAAATAGTTTAGAAAAAATAATGTTTGGTTTAATCAGTCATGGTATTAAAAAAGTTGTAATATATTATGAAGGTGGTGGAGATAGTGGAGCAATTGAATATGTTCATGCTACTCAAGATCCAAATATAGGATATTATGATTTAGAAAATTGGGATGATGAACATTCATTAGGTAATATTGATATAGTATTAAGTAATTTAATTGCAGAATACTGTCAAGAAATGTTATTAAATGATATAGAAGACTGGTGGAATAATGAAGGTGGTCGTGGTTATGTTTATATTGATGTAGAACTTGGTACATATACAATTAATAATAGTGTCAGAGTAATTGAGTATGAAGATTATCATCATAAAGGTAATTTAAAAGATAAAAATAAGAAATAATAATTATGGGAGAATTAGAAATGACAAGCCTCTTATTTAAGTTGGCTGATCTTGGTATTACAGGTATTAAAGTACACTATAATGGTGGAGGAGACTCAGGTGCTATAGAATGGATTGGTTATACAAATGAACCTTGTGCAAGTACAGCAGATGTATTTAATAATATTGATGCTTGGGACAATAATAATAATGCTTTAGAAGATAAAGAATTATATAAATTAATTGAAGAGTTTGTACAATCTAAAATTCTTAATGATATAGAAGATTGGTGGAACGATGAAGGTGGTTTTGGTAACTTATGTATACTTGTTTCTTCAGGAGATTATAATATAAACAATTATATAAGAATCATTGAAACTGTAGCTTATCATCATAAAGGTAATTTAATTGATAAAAGTTTAGAATAATGAATAAAAAACAAGAAATAGAAAAAATGGAAATTGATACTGGATATCTTAATTATGAGTTTTCAAAAAAATTAAAAGATTTAGGCTATGACGGAATGAGCCTTATGTTATATATTAAAGATGCTCATGTTGGCTGGTATTCAAAATACATAACAAATGAAATTATTGACAAGTTAGAAAATACAACTGAAGAATCTTGTGTTGCGGCACTTAGACCTTTTGTATTTAATTGGTTTGATAAAAAAACAGATTGGTTAATTTCAATACAACAAGTTGGAAAAACAGAATTTGGATTTACTATTTCTTTTGATGAAGAAAATGTAATAAAAAGTTTTTCCTATTCTAATAGAAAAATAGCTGAAGAAACTTGTTTAAAAGAACTTATTAAAAAATACATTAAATAAAATGAGTCATCCTTTAGAACATTGTAAGTCCTCAGTAAGAAAATGGGGTGGAGAATGGAGTGATTACATTGCAATTCATAATTGGTTTGATGAAACTAAAAAATGGATTGGGCATAGTAAACACAGAATGTTTAGACATCATAGTGAAGGTATATTTGAATGTGAAAAGATATTTGGAATGTCTTTTGTCAACTCAGATGGTAAAACTGTATATACAAGATATGTTGGAGAACAACATGTAAAAGAGGATTGTAATAATTATATCCCAAGTGCTAAAGAATGGGTGGATAATATAAATAAACCCACAGAATGGATGATTAAAACACTTAAAATAGAAGACTGATGAGACAAATAACATTAAAAATTAATTTATTGGAATGGAAATTAATTCCAAAAAAATCAAAAGGAATACATGCTAGTTATGCATGGTTATGTTTAGAACTAAAACTTGATTATAAACCTTAAAAATAGAAGACTAATGGAAAAGATGAATAAAGAAGTAGAAACACAAGTAGTAAACTTGTTAAATCAATTAGAAGTACTAATTTCTAATAATATGGAATATGATGATGAAAACCCAGAAACATGTCAAAAAACTGAAGTTTTAGGGTTATTAAATTATATTGAATCTGAACTTTTAGAAATAAACTAGAATTATGGAAAAGCAATTATTTATAATAGATGGCTATAGAATCTGGGCATTTACATATGAAGATGCATATGCAAATTACTTAGTGATATCAAAATTATAGAAATGGAAAAAGTAGTATTGAATAGAGAAAGTGTTGAAAGTATATATAAAATGTATAATTCTCCTGATAAAGAGAATCATGTTGTTGCAAATGAAATACTAAATAATTGTGATATTAATGCATCTGAAGGATGGTTAATCATATTTTATGGTATGAGTTTAAAAAGTGATGATTATTGGTTAGAAAATATGCCTAATGTTTTTGTTAGAGTCCGTGAATTAGGTATTCAAAGTGATCATAAGTTAAGTGCAGCACAACTTGTTAATGCTTTAATTGTTGCAAAAGTAGAACCTGGGATTATGGATTACTATTTAGAAATTCATGTTGAAGATTTAAAAAGAGCAATGTCAAACTGGGGTTATCCAGTTAATAAATTAAATTACTCAATAACATTAAAAAATGAAGAATAGAGAAGATAGTTTAGCAAAAACCAGTAAAGACTTGATGTTAAAGGAGCCCTATTATGGATTCTTTTTAATCATGTTAAATAAAGTATGGAATAATAAAATAGTTCCTACTGCTGGTGTAAGTAAAAATAATATTAATTATCAACTTACAATTAATGAAGATTTCTGGACAAGTTTATCTGAGGATCATAGGCTAGGCCTTCTCAAGCATGAGTTACTTCACATTGCATTTGGTCATCTTACTATGTATTTTAAGTTTAGTGATAAAAAACTAGCTAATATAGCTATGGATATGGAGATTAATCAGTATATTTCAGATGAATTACTACCAAAAGGTGGTATTAATATAGATGATTATCCTGATTTAAATCTTGATAGAAAAGCAGGTTGTAGATATTATTATGATAAACTACAACAGGCTAAAGAAGATAAAGACAAAAATGGCACAAGTGGTGATGATAATTTTGATAAGTTAGCTGATCAAATGGATGCTGGAGATGAAATGGCCAGTGATCATCCTACTTGGGCTGATTTTGAAGACATGACTGAAGCTGAGCAAAAACTAATTGAGAAACAATTGAATAAGATTCTCAATGATGCTAAGGAGATGACTGAAAAGAAAAGAGGTAATATTCCTGGAGAAATTGAGGGTTTACTTGAAATGGAAGAAATTAAGCCTGCTAAATTTGATTGGAGAGGATATATGAGAAGATTTACTGGTGTGTCATCTAAAGTGTATACTAAAAAGATAAGGAGAAAAGAGAATAAAAGATATTCTGAGAATCCTGGTCTTAAGATTAAAATGAAACAACATATGTTGTTGGCTATTGATACTTCAGGATCAGTATGTGATCAAGAGTTACATGAATTTATGAATGAGATATTACACATCTATAAACAAGGTGTTGATATTACCATAGTACAATGTGACACTGCTATCAAAAGCATAGAACCTTATAAAGGTAAAAATGAAATTGAGATATATGGAAGAGGTGGAACAGAATTTGATCCCGTCCTTGAATATTATAATGAGAATATAAGAAAATATACTAGCTTAGTGTATTTTACTGACGGTGAGTGTTATACTAATGTAAAGCCAAAAGCTCCTATATTGTGGGTGCTGTCTGAGCAATCTTATATGAACACGGAACTTCCCGGAAAAGTTATTAAGTTAGAAATTTAAAAAATTAAAAAAGATGAGTCAAGTTCAATTAAATGTAGAAGAGTTAAAAGGGTTTTTAAAACACATAGTTGGTAATAATCAATACATCCAAGCTGAAGGTAAAGTACCTGTTGCAATAAATGTAGAAGGTGATGCAGGTCTTGGAAAGACTTCAGCTGTTAAGCAATTAGCAATTGAGATGGGTATGAATATTATTAAATTAAATCTTTCACAGATTGAAGAGTTAGGTGATTTAATTGGTTTTCCATTTAAAGAATTTGAGATGGTTAGAGAAGATGGTGCTACTAAATGGGTTCAAGAATCTTTAATGGAAACTTATATTAAGAATAGATATAAACCTACTAATAGTAGTAGAATGTCACATGCTGCTCCAGAATGGATACAAGGGCAAGGTGAAGGTGGTTTCTTGATTTTAGATGATTATACTAGAGCTGATCATAGATTTATGCAAGCAACTATGGAGCTTATTGATCAGCAGGAATATATTTCTTGGAAATTGCCAAAGAACTGGCACATAATATTAACTTCAAATCCAGACAATGGAGATTATAATGTAACTGCATTAGATGTAGCTCAAAAGACTAGATTTATATCAGTTGAAATTAAATTTGATATTAATGTATGGGCTAAGTGGGCTGAGCAAGTAGGAATTGATGGTAGATGTATCAATTTTATGTTGATGAATCCAGAAGTAGTAACTCAAAAAGTTAATCCAAGAGCTATTACTACTTTTTTTAATGCTATTAGTTCTATTGAGAAGTTTGAAGAGCAGTTACCGTTAATTCAAATGATTGGAGAAGGTTCAGTAGGACCTGAATTCTCTAGTATGTTCACTATGTTTATTAATAACAAGATGGATAAAATTATATCTCCAGCTGATATTATGACTAATGTAAATGAAGCATATGTAGTTGGAGCATTAAATGGAGCAATAGGTACTGGAGATGAATTTAGAGCTGATATTAGTAGTATTATTACTACAAGACTTATAAATTATTCATTGACACATGCAGCTAATCATTCTATAAGTGATGCTATGATAAACAGATTAGTAAAACTTACTACAGACTGTGACGCATTCACTAATGATCTTAAATACTATTTAGTGAAAGAGTTATTAGCAGGCAATAAGCCTAAATTTTCTAAGCTAATGATGAATCCACAAGTAGTAAAGATGGCTGTCAAATAGTAAAAGCATAAAACTGTTTCCCATAAAAAGGAGCATAAACACAATTAAAACAAATATAAAGCGGTGTAAAAGCCGCTTTTTTTAAAATTAAATTATATGAAAGAAGCATTATTTATAGAGATGGAAATTGCAAATGGTGATTGGTATGATAATCATGATATAAACTCTTTATCTTTTAGGTTTGATATAGATACTAAAATATGTGATTTTAATAATATATATGATAATAAAATATTTAACACAGTATTAACAGGTTATACACCTACATTAAATGATAAATTATATTTTGCAAAAGGAGTTAATATTCCAAGAGTAAAACTTAAAAATCTTGCAAAAGATTACAAAATTAAATCTACTACTGATTTAGTAAATGCATCAGCAATTTTTATTTCAGAAAATAGTAATTCAAAATACACAACTATGCAATGGACATATACTGTTGATACTGCTGAGTTTAAACAATATTTTGAAGATTATTTAGCTCTAAACTTAGGTGATGATTATTATAATCAAAAAGTAATAGATGCATTAGAATTTTATACTGGAGAATTAATTGGAATTTCATATAATACAAGAGCTTTTCTTCAAAATTCACATATTCCATTTAAATTAACATCTGGTACTAGTTATTCTTCTACACATTATATTTTTATACAAAATGAATATCTTGATGCTTATGAAGAAATAAATAATTCAACTATACCAGTATATGATGAATCAGAATTACTAAAACACCTTAATGGAAATGAGGCATTGGGTATTGATGTTGATATGTATGACAGCTTATGTGAAATGTTTAATAGTTCTGATACTGATAATCACACAATGGCTATGGAAATCATGGCTAATTCAAATTTTGAAGACAGTGTGTTGTATCTTAGTTTACTATTTTATTCATACTCTAGTCAAATGCAGCAATGTAGAAGTAAAGGACATGTAAATTTTAAATCATTATTATCTTTAATGACATTACCAAGTTCATATTTTAGAATGAATATTGATGATGTTATGGATAAACTAAAAAAGCATAAGCAATTAACTAAAGAAAATGTTGACATAGTGCTAAAGCTCCACGGGGATGATATAACTGATGGAGGTAATTCTACATATTTTAGAGTAAAAACTATTACTTTATGTACTGAATATCTTGAAGCTATGGATTTTAATTATACTTTTGTAGTGCAAGAAGATTTTGTTGCATCATCCCCAGAAATTGAATTACCTGATTTAGAAGAAGAAGCAGTTGTTGCATCTATTGCAACAGAACCTGAAAAGATAGATAAAGTCTTAATTGACTTTGATAATGTGAATCTAGAATTAAAAACAAACACTGATGGCTATTTCTTATAATGAAGAATTAAATCAATTTTATAATAGTGACTTTTATTTTAGTTACTCAAGTATTAATAAGCTGCTGTATTCACCAGCAGCTTTTTATAGACACTATATCTTAAATCAAAGAGAAGATATGGTTGATGCTCATTTAGTAGCAGGGAAAGTAGTACATTGTTTATTACTTGAACCAAAGAATTTTGATAAAGAATTCATAGTAATACCTGGTAATCTTCCAAAAGATAACAACAGGTTATTAGTAGATGAAGTCTTTAAGGTTTATCAATCACAACCTGATACTGATTTAACATTAACTGATTTTCCTGATTCAATAATTGATGTACTTGCAGGTATTAACTTGTATCAGTCATTAAAAAATGATGAAGGTAGAATTGCAAAAATGACAACTGAACAGAATATGCAGTACTTTGAATTTTTAAAAGTAAAGCAAGGTAAGACTATTGTGGATCAAGCTACACTAGACACAGCAAAAGAATCTGTAGAGTTATTAAGAAAGCATCCAATTGTGAGTGAGTTAATGCAACTTAATGGTGATATAGATGAGAATGTTAAAATCTTTAATGAAGAAGGTGTACAGATAAAATCAAGTAAGTATAAATTTGGTTTTAAAGGTATCTTAGATAATGTAGTCATGGACTATAATACTAAGACTTTATTTATTAATGACTTAAAAACAACTGGTAAACCTATTCAGGATTTTCCAGACTCAGTGCAATATTACAAATATTGGATACAGGCCGTCATGTATAAACAGTTGAGTTTGGGTAAATATCTTAAAGGTTTACCTGATATATCTGAATGGAAAATTGTTATTACTTTTATTGTGATTGATAAAGCTAATTTAATTTATCCTTTTCAAGTATCAACAGAAACATTAAAGGTGTGGGAAGAAGATTTTAAAGAGATATTGATAGTTATAGACTATCATTATACTAATAAGGATTTTACTCTTCCATATCAATTAGCAACCGGTAATGTAAAACTATAACAATTATGAGTATTAGTGCGCTTTATAAAAATTACTTTCAAAAATCCAAGATATTTGTATATCCACTCTTGGGCATTAAAAAAGGTTTAAGTGTCACTCCAGTTCAAACATATTTTGGCTGGAATGATTATGTAAAACCTGAGGATATGAAACTAGTAGCAGTATTTCATGAAAGAACAGATCAAGATTATCTGAATTTTGAGAAAAACATATTACTAAAACACAATAGACTAAGTGATTATATTAAACTGAATGATACTGAGGTATTATATACATTTGATTTTTCTGACATAAAAGATGATTGGATGCATTTAATCAATGGTAGATACAGTAAGATGAGTCCAACAGTTAAGCGCAGAATAAGAGATCATTTTGATAAGAATGGTAGCAATTTTATGTATATGGATAGTTTTTTATTTCCTGAAAGGTATTTTAATATTTATTCTGAATTACTTGGTATATCAGAAGAGGTGTTAAAAGAAGTAGGAGAATTATGTACTATACCAGATATGGAAAAAGAAATATTAATAGTAAACATAGAAGAGTTACAAAAATTAAATAAAGATTTAAAATAAGAATTATGACAGGAGAAAACACAATGACATTAATTAGTTCAGAATGGAATGGCCACAGTACATTTAGAATGATACCAGTATCTAATGATTCACCCTATGTAGAGTGTATCTATGATTTGACATCAGGATTATTTGTTATCATAGGTAAAGTAACTAAAACTACATTACACATGTTACCAAAACTAGATGAAAATGGAGACCCTACTGCTACTAAAGCATTGAGACCTAATGGTAGAAATGTAAAAGAAGAAAGAGTGTCAAGTGAAACATTTCAAGAGTACTACTTAGATAACAAGTTAGATATTAAAAATCTAATTAACTATATAGGTATTAATGCTAAAGAGTTTGACTTTCAGACTACATTAGCTAAAGCAGTACAACCTGCAAAATAATTAAATAATTCACAGAGTGTCATTACTGATGCTCTGTGTTTTTAACTAAATAGGGGAAACAGCTTAACTGAATAATAAATATGGGAGAAATAGCTAAGACCCACTGGGTTATGGATTATGAAACTATGATTAACTGTTTCATAGCATGCTTTGAAAGTGTTAAATCAGATGAAAGACATGTATTTGTTGTACATGATTTACAAAATGATTTTGATGATTACATTCAATTTATTAAAAGGAATATATTACATGATGAATGGCATGTATCTTATAATGGATTAGGATTTGACGGTCAGATAACTGAATATATAATTCAGAATGCTGAGAGTCTATCTTTTATGTCAGGTAGTGAGATTGCAGAATGGATTTACAGTAAAGCACAACATGTAATCAATAAACAAAACAGTGGAGAATTTCTAGATTTTTATGAAAAGACTATGAGTGTTAAGCAAGTAGATGTCTTTAAGTTAAATCATTGGGATAATCCTGCTAAAAGAAGCTCACTAAAGTGGATTCAGTATAGTATGGATTGGGAAAGCATACAGGATATGCCTATACACCATACTACCAAAGTGACCACATTTGATCAGATTGATGAGATAATTGGTTATTGTTGGAATGATGTAAAGTCAACTAAGCGTATAATGATGCTTAGTAAAAGTCAAATTGCTTTAAGGAAAACATTAACTGAGGAGTATAATATTCCTTTATTCAGTGCATCTGAACCAAGAATTAGTAAAGAGTTATTTTTACATTTTTTGAGTGAGAGTACTGGTATTAAAAAGTATGACTTAAGACAATTAAGAACTAAAAGAGAAAGTATTACAGTAAAAGATATAATACTTGATTATACTGAATTTAAAACTGCAACATTTCAAAAACTATTAACAAGATTTAATGAAATAATTGTATATCCAGAAAACACAAAAGGAGGATTTAAATATAGTCTGAATTATAAAGGTGTTAAAACTGATTTTGGTTTAGGTGGTATTCACGGTGCAAGGAAGAGTGGTATATATGAATCTAGTAAAGATGTTATTATTATGTCAAGTGATGTGGTATCATATTATCCCAACTTAGCAATTAGAAATGGTTGGTCTCCTGCACATTTACCAAAAGCAGAGTTTTGTGAGTTATATGAATGGTTTTTTAATGAAAGAAAAAAAATAGATAAAAAAGATGTAAAGAATTATGTATATAAGATTATTCTTAATTCAACTTATGGATTAAGTAATGATGCTAATAGTTTTCTGTATGACCCAGAATTTACTATGCAAATTACAATTAATGGCCAGTTAAGTTTATGCATGCTATATGAAATGATATGTGAGGAGATTCCTAATGCATATCCTTTGATGCAAAATACTGATGGTCTAGAAACTATTATACCTAGAGAATATCAAGATAAGTATCTGGAAATTTGCAATAGATGGGAAAAGATAACTAATCTTCAATTAGAACATGATACTTATAGTAAAATGATTCTTGGAGATGTAAATAACTACATAGCAATACATGATTACAAACCTGTAGATATAGATAAATATAATGAAGTAAAGCAAGAGAACCCACATTATCTTTTTAAAGAAGAAGGTGATAAGTTCTATTATGCTGCAACTAAATGTAAAGGTAGATTTGAGTTTAATAATCTGGCCTTACATAAGAATAAAAGTTTTTTAATTATACCAAGAGCAATATATTATCATTTTGTACACGGTATTAAACCTGAAGCTTTTCTACTTACTCAGACTAATGTGTATGATTATTGTGGAGGAGTTAAAATCAAAGGTGACTGGGAATTTATTGAAGAAAAAATAGAAAACTCTGAGTATTCAGCTACAAAACTACAGCAGACTATTAGATATTATATATCTGAGAAAGGGTCTAAAATTATTAAGACAAATAAAATTGATGGTAGAAAGATACAAGTTGAAAGTGGTAAGTGGATGCAGACTGTATTCATTAACTATGTAGAAAAGCCTTTTGATGAATATTTAATTAATAAGCAATTCTATTTACAGAAAATCAATAAAGAAATTAACCAGTTAGCACCAAATATTAATCAATTAAAATTATTTTAAAATGGCAATAAGAACTAAAGACTGCACAAAAGAATATTTAACTAGTGTAGCATTACCAAATCATGCAGAGTCATATACTGTTATCTCACATGAATTTATTATTAATCATACTATGGAGCAATTAACACTCCATGGTTTCACTGTAGAAAAAGAGACATACAGATCTAATTCTGATGGCTCTATTGCTCAAGGCATATATTATATTAACTACAATAAAGATCCTGAGATAGGATTAATGTTTGCATGGTCTAATAGTTATAATAAACTAATGAGATTTAAATGTGCAATGGGAGGTTATGTATTTATATGTATGAATGGTGTAGTAGCCGGAGATATGGGTTCATATGGAAGAAAACATCTTGGAACTGCAGACACTGAAACTGTTCAAGCAATTATTGAGCAAATTAGTAATGCAGATATATACTTTGACAAAATTGTAGCTGATAAAGATACAATGAAGAAAATTACTATTACTGAAAGAAAACAAGCTGAATTATTGGGTATATTATACGCAGAGTATGAACTTCTTACTAATGAGCAGATAAGTATTGTAAAACAACAAATGGATAAACCAAGTTATGACTACAACTGTGAGATAAATTCATTGTGGGCATTCTATAATCATGTTACTTATGCATTCAAGAAATCACATCCTAGAGACTGGATGGATGACCAGAGAAAATTTCACTGGTTTGTTGCATTTGAATTTGATTTAGCTAACTTTGTTGAAAATGCTGAATTAGTTCCTGTAGATCAATTAGAGTTAAACTATGGGCAACCTGAGAATCAGTTAAATATTCTTACTGAAATAGAAAAAGCTGAAGAAAATGCTGAGTTATCTCAATTAGCAATTGAAAGAGATAACATGGAAGCTGATATTGAAGCTGATATACTTGATGAAGATATTAGATATGCTGCAAATTATGATGCTGTATTCTATGAAGATCTAGCAGGTAATACATTTGAAGCACTTGTAGTAGAAAGTGTACCTGAATTAGAGTTACCAAGTTTTGATGAAATTGTTTTTCAAGGACTTAAAGACATGGATGAATCATTAGCTGAGAAAAAAGCACTTGAAGAAGCACTTGAAGTAGAAGCAGTTAAACCTGCTGAAGCTGAGGAACTTATACAGTTGCAAGAAAAGTTAGATAAAAGAGAAATTGAAGTTATAGCAAAAAATATACTAGAGGATGATGATTTTAATTTTAATCTAGATGATACTGATGATGACACATTAGGGGGAGAATTCTTCTTATAAAACACTTGCTCCAAGGGAGTATAGTTAAACAAATATATCAATTAGGAGGTACAGTAATGTATCTCCTTTTTAAACTTGATATATTTAAATAATAAGAATTTAAACTTATAGGAGAGGGCCACAACGGCTCTCTCCTTTTTTTTTTCTTACTTGCCCTGCCCCCGATAACCTTTCTTATAGAGCTTTGATTTTTTAAGCTTAGATGTACCATTCTTAGAGTGTACACCTGGTCTTGATACTTTTATTGAAGCACCTGCACTTCCTGTTGTTTTATTAGCCATTGTTAGTTTATTTTAATAATGTAGCTTTAAATGATTTAACTGCTGCTTCTGGAGTAAAGTTATATCCAGAAAAACCTATTAGTTTAAGAAAGTATGCCCAAGATTTATTATCACCTTTATTCCACACACCTTCTTTTCTTTGATAACTTAATTTTTCAGGACTCCATGTAAATAAAAATTGATTAACAAATTTTGTCATTCTTTCTACTGTACTAACCATAGCTGATGGAGATTTAACAGTACGATAAGCATCTGGAGGAGATATGTATGATGAAGTCTCGGATTGCATTCTAGATAATTCATATAGCATAAAGTTATATGCATATCCTTTTTTCTCATCATCATCATCACCAAATGCATGCATTAATAACATTATAAATACAGTTGTTCCAAGTATAATTACTGTTTCAGCCATTACTCTTTTAATTTGTGCTTTTTCAAAAGGTGTATATGTTGACCAGTTCTGCATCATGTTAAGTTTTAGCTTAGCCAAATCTTTTAACATTGTATGATAAAAAGTTATATAATAACCTTCAGTTACAGCACCAAGTTCTTGATCTACTTTAAGTCTTCCCCATCTTCTTTTATAACCTGGTATAAGATGTTTTCTATACATGATAGCTAATCTACCTACTGAATATCTTTGTGCAGTACCTTTATCAAAATCATTATAAACCCCGTGTAATTTTTTACTTATTGCATGTATTCTATCTTGTAAATCAAGTTTCTTTTTATTAGTAAAATCTGTATTTTTTTCAATTTCTTCAAGACCATATTTAGTATATGCTTCTAAAAGAGAAATTATTTCCCCAGTATTAGTATCAGTAACTTTAGTTGCTTCCATTAATGCAAACATTGCAGATACTTGTATCTCATGCTCACCAAAGTGCTGATTAAAGAATAATGTATCAGTTCTCATTAACTTAGCAAATACACTACCTGAAACATTTTTACCATACTGATCTTTATAGTTACCTTGCATTGCATCATAATGATTTACAAGATTACCTACTAGTGATTCAGCTGTTGGTTTACCAAAATCAGAAAGAAATGAGGTTAAGTTTTTTGCATAATACAATTTACCTTTTCTTAAATCTTTTTTGCTAAAAAATTCAGATGAGTTAGCTTCAATAATTAATTGAATATTACCTTGTAAATTATTTGCCATACCTTTAAGTAAATCTGCAGCAATACTTGTTATAGCAGAATAACTTAAAGCAAGATTCGTTAACTTACCCATAGAATAATCTCCAAGTATCTCAGCATTTTGCATTTCATTATAAAGATTCATGTTTATAAATGCATCAACATGTTTTTTAGCATTTGCTTCACCTTGTTTTTTAATATTAACTTTAATACCAAGTTTATTTGCATGAGCATCTAATACAGCAACACCTTTAGAATTAGTTTCAGCAACTTCTCTATCTCCTATTATAGCTTTAAACATTGATGTTTCTGCTGAAATATTATTTACTGCTTCATATTTATTTGCCATTTGAGAATAAAGTTCTACACTTCTTATTAAATCTAAACTTACTTCATCAGCATCCATATCTTGAGTATAGTATACAGGTATAAACTTTGCACCTTCATCAGCTAAATTTGACAAATTAAAATCAGTTTCATCTCCTCTTATAGATGTCACATCTTTAAATTTATCTGTTATAACACTTTTAATACTACTTCTTTCTATACTACGTTTATGTATTGATGGTAAAACATAACCTGTTTTTTGAGCATCAGGTACTTTTTCTTGAGCATCAAGATATAGATTTAATAAAAATGAATGATATTCCCCTTTAGCATTTTTAGGTTTATCATTTTTATCATATAGTGCTTCCCAATTTTTATTAAGATATATATCAGCTGGCTCACTAAATTCTTTCATATAAATCTTAGTACCATCTTTTTTAATCTGCAAAACAGATTTATGCCACTTATCATAATCAGCTTTAGTCCAAATACCACCATTTACTAATTTATTTTTTTCAAGAAGAATTTTATCAATTTCTTCATCACTTTTCTTTTGTGCATTTTTAGCATACCAGTCTCTTAATATAGTAGATTTATTTGCTTCAAAATTAGATTTTGCTATTATTTCTGCATCAGTTGGATTAGGTCCTAATTTAGTAGCTTTATATAATTTAGTTTCTGCTTCTCTATATTTATTAATATCATATTTTTGTACAAAAGCCATTCTTTTAATAGTAGTTGGCTCTCCATTATTATTTGTACCATGGGATATTAATACTTCATATAAACCTTCATTGAACTTAGCTGGAGTATCTCTGCTTTCTGATTGACTATCTTTATATTTTAAAAAAGCTTTACCTGCAAGTTTTGCTATAGCTATATCTAATTGTCTTGCTCCTTCAAATTCTGTTTTAACAGCTTTTGCAAATAACCCTAATGAAGCATCTTCATTAGTTATTAATGGGCCAAACCAAAACTCCATTGAACCTTCATCTCTAGATGAAAATTTTAATAACTCTTCCATTGACTCTTGAGTCTGTGTAAAAGATTGAAATTTAGCAATTCTTTCTGTTAAAGCTTTAATTCTTTTATCATTAGGATTTGCAGATGTTTTTTCAGCTTTTAATTTTTTTTCTATTTCTATTAATTCTTTATTAATTGCTTCATCTAGATTTAATGATTTATAATTAAGTAAAAATGAAGCCATTAAAGGTATACCTAATTTTATATATTGTTCTTTAACTGCTTTTCTTATTGAAATTGCATCTGTTAACATTTCTCTTATAGTCTTATTATCTTCTTCAGAAATTTCTTCTTCTCCTTCTTTTGCAGTAAAAAAACTATATATATCAGCTTTAGAAATTTCATCAAGAATATTATAACTATTAGCAAAAGAATTTAATTTAGTAAGTTCTATAATCCTATTTTTTTTAAAATCTTCTGTACCATCATCTTTTTTATTAATAACAGCTTTCATTAATTTTTCAATATCTTTAGCTTCTTTATAACTGTCTTTAACAAACATGTTAATAGAATTAATACCTTCTAGATGTCTAAATTCATCAATTAATTTTTTTTGTCTTTCTTCTTTTTCTGTTTGATTAATTAACTTTTGACCTTGAATTATTTTTAATTGTTTTTCTAAATGCACCCAAATTTTATCCACCATAGTAGTTATATCATCTTTCTTTACTTCAGGTGTTTTTTCTAATTCAGCATCAGGTATATAATTTAAATCTTTATTTAAATCAAAACCTTGTCTAATCCATTCTTCTTCAGCTCTAGTATCATTACCATTTACTTCATTAAGTATTTTTACATACTCCTTACTGGTTTTAATTGGGCAATACATATTGTTTAGAATTTTTAATTAACACAAATTTTTAAGTACTTTAACCATTATTTTGACTAATTGAGATTCAGTAGTAATTACTTCTAACTCATCAAATATATCAGTAATGTCAATACCTTTATAAGCAAGTTGTTCTTCTGTAAATAAATTTAACATAGTATCATTTACAAAAGAATTAAATGCTTTTTGATCATATGGCTTTAAAGATACTGGTTCTTCTACTAATTCCATAGTATCTAGGTTAATATTTTTTAATAATATTATTTTACCTGATAAATCTGTTATATCATATGTACCAGTAATATTATTTAAAATAGCTTTTGAACCACCAATTATAACTGATGTTGGTTTTTTACCAGTTTTTTCAAGTTCTTTTTTATACTCAGTTTGAATAGGATATTCTTCTTCAACCTCTGCAATATCTTCTACTTCTGGTATAAAGATATCTTCCTTGTTTTCTTGATCAAATAGAGCTTCATCACCATTATAAAAACTAGTATCTTTTTCATCAAAATCTACTTCACCAGACATTATTGCTAACTCTTCTTCTATTTTTAATTGAGCATCATATTTTTCATCAACAATACTATTAAAAACTTTTTCAGAAATATTTATTACAACTCTATCTTTATCAAAAACACTTATGCTAGCTAAATTAGGATATTTATTATTAATATTTGTTAAAAATTCTTTAGCCATAAAGTCACTATGTGTAGTATCTCTATACCCACCTAATTTTTTATCAATTTCTTTATTTAAATCTATTTTAATTTGTGTTTTACAAGGCATAATATTATTTATTAAGGACAAGATTTTTTATAAAGTGAAGCTGCGTCTAATATTCTTTGTTTAGTTAAAGGATCAGATACTGTTTCATCACCTACAGTTTTTCCAGAATCAATTATTCTATTATCTGAAAGTACATAATAATTTTTTTTATCAAAGGTAGACACTCTTAATGTACCATCTTCTAATTCTTTTCTAATATACACTTTATTTTTAATAGTTTGATCAGTTAATTCATTACCGTTACCATAATATATTTTACCATCTGGTTTAAGTGTAAAAGTATAGTTATCTACTTTTATATTTCTTTCTTCTGGTTCAGGTTTTTTAACTATAACTTCTCCAGTTTGTCCATCAGGAACCTCTTCTTGTAGTTGTTTTACTATTGGTGCAACATTAGAAACATCAGATGCTTTATTAGTATAAACATAATTCATTTTAGATGTTCTACTTAAACCAACATATTTTAACATATTTCTTTCATTACCATATGGTTTACCATTATAGTTAATAATTTTATCATTAGCTGGGTTATCCATATTTTCATAATCTACAAATACATTATCATATGTAGAACCTTGAGCTTTATGTGCTGTTACAGCATAACCATAATCAATATTTTTACTAAAGAATGCTTTAATATTTAATTTTTCATATTTTGATGTACCATCTGCTTCTATTTTAAATAACTCAGGATTTTCTTTTTTAAGAATTGACATAGTAGTAGGCTGATTTTCAAATAATAATACATCATCTGGAAATTGATACTTACTAAATAATGAATCTAATTCTGAACTAGCGTCAGCTCTATATTTCCAAGAAATAGTATTATCATTAATAGCTTTTTTTACAGCTAAAAATTGCATCAATATATTTAAATTATTAGGATCACGTGGATTTATAATAAAAACTTTTTCAGGTTTTAATAATTGAGGACTATGTTTTTTTATTAACTCAGTATCACTTTCATTAAAAACTCTTTTAACTTCTATATTCCATCCAGAAAGTTTTCCTTGAATAGTGTGTTGTGTATCTTTAATGTATTCATTATATAATAAGGTATCTTTTGATTCTTGATACTCATTACTTATTACAGTATAATCTTGTCCATTATTAATTATACTATCAGCACTTGATTGCTCATATCCCATAAGAGTTGATCCTACACCATATGGTTCATCAATATTCATACTTGAAAAAACTTGTTGATTATAAAGTGCAACAGCTACATTTGAGTATGCAATTATTTTAGCATGTGATGGGTTTTTTTTATATTCTTCTGAAGTAAAAGTATCAAGTATTTTATTGTTAAAATCAGTTTTATTTTTCATAAAGTTAACACCTTCACCTTCACTATTTATTTCTGTATCAAAATTAAAATTTTCCTTTATGTCTAACATATTATTTCTAATATCAGTAATAATTTTTAAAACAGGATTATCTTCTTTTTGTCTCATGATTTCTGTTAATTCATATCCTTCATTATCTTTAGTGTATGTTAATGCTGGACTTAATGAACTATTTCCTACAGGAGGTAATTGAGCAGGATCACCCATAAATATTACTGTAGTATTATTATTTTGTGCTAATTCATAAATATCTTTATAATCAGAATTATCAATCATAGATGACTCATCTATTATTAAAATTCCATTATATGGTACTGCATGTTTAGGACCTGGTTTAAAAACACCATCAATTTTACGTTTATTTAAAAGTTTAGCAGTTGTTATAGGTTTTTTAGTAACACCTCCTCTAATTAATTGTACTAATAAATTTATAGATGCTTTATGTGTAGGAGCTGCATATACTATTTCTTTCATACCTCTATGTTTAGTATTTACATATAGTTGAATAAATTTAGCTATTGTACTTTTACCAGTACCTGCATAACCTTTTAAAACAAATTTTGTATTTTTATTATTAATGGCATCAACTGCTAATTGTAAAGCTGTTTTTTGTTGATCATTTAATCTTATAATTCCTGTTTTAATTTCAACACCATCACTGAATGTAAAAGTATTATTAAATGATACGGGTTCTCTTTTTTTAATTACAGTTTCTATGTTAACTACTGGAGCTTCAATTACTGATTTAGTAGTAACAAACTCTTTAAATCCTTCTATACTAGGATTATTAGTTGTATCTAAATATTGAGAATAAGCTTGTAATGCTTGTTGTTTTTGTTGTGGGGTTATTTTACTTAAAGGTTTTATAATATTACCAAAAGCATCTTTAAAAATAACATTAGAATATTTAGCGGCTAAATAATTACCATAAGGTTCAAAACTTGTATTTAATATAATTTCAATACCATCAGTATTTAAACTACCATCTTTGTTATAAAAATTATCATCATTCCTTGTTATTATAAATCTTCCAGATTCCCAAGTATTAGCATACTTATTAGTTTTAGATAACTCTGTACCAGCAATTGGTCCAAAATCTCCTGTAAATTCATCTTTTTTTAATAATATATTTTCTAATCTTTCAACACCTTCTTTACCATAAGGAGTTCTTGTAGCACCATGACCCCATTGATTGGTTGTTAAATTATTTAAACCATTTTGTAATATTGTATCTTCAAAGTTGTAAATAGGTTCACCATCTAAATCTTTTATATTACCTAAATTATGTTTTTCATTTATTTTTGATAGTGTATTATTTACTTCTTTTTCATTAGGAAAACTTACGTTATTTTCAAACCCTAAAGCTTCATATACTTGATTAGCTAATTCAGGATTAGAATCAAATAGTTCTTGTACTCCTTCTTTAACAATAGTAGATGATTGAGTAGTAATAATACCTAACTCAAGTTTAATAGCATTATTTAATAAAACTGTTGTTTTAGAGTCTATAAATTGCTTTAAATCTAATAATTTAGCTCTATGAGCATCTGTACCAGGTTTTAAACCAGCATTTTTAAACAATTCTAAAAACAAAATACTTGGCTGTTCAATTAATGCTTTTGTTGTTTTAGGTATAAACTCATATCCTTTTTTAATTTCACCAGGTCTAAATTCTATTTCTTGATTAAATAAAGAATCATTTTTAAATCTTTCAATAAATAAATCTCTAGAATTATCAATGTTGTTTAAATATTGTTTATACAAGTTAAAAGCTTCTGTATTAGTAAATATATCTGATAAATCAGGTATTTTTATATAATCATTTGTATCTGCATTTTTTGTAAGCAATAATGCATTTTTTAATCTAAATAATCTTGTTTCTTCTTTTGTTTTAGGAATACTAGGTATTTTATAATCATCTCTTAATTTTAAAAACAAAGCATCAAGCTCTTTATTTTTATATTCTAAAACACCTGCTGAGTTAAAAGTATATTCATTATTAACATTAGCTTCAACACTAGTAGATGATTGAGTAGGTTTAATAGGAGATGTCCATCTAGAATAACCATTAAGTTTTTCTTCAATATAACCCTTTTTTTGTAAATAATCTGCAACTAATTGATCTGATAAATTACCTTTAGAATATTGATTTCCTATTCTAAAAGATGCACCAGCAACTATAGCTTTATCTAATAATGGTTTATATTTTTCTGTAAGAGTCTTTTTAATAGTATTAGCTTCTTCTGTTTTATCTACACCACCTCTACCAAAGTTACCACTTCCTGATACCATTATAGTATCACCAGATGTATACATTCCTGTATTAGCTTTATTACCCCAAGCTTTGGCATACTTATCTGTAGAAGATACATTACCTTCTTTCATTATAGTACCAAATCCAATAAATTGAGTGGATTCATCTGCCATTTGAATATCTTTAGCAGCATTACCATACATATCTGTAGATTTTACTCCTGCTTCTACTAATGGATTAACACTAGTAGATGATTGAGTAGATTTAAGTTCTTCTCTTATTTTCATAAGAATTTCTGGAAATACTGTTTCCCATTTACCAAGATTAAATCTAGCCTTATGTGTAAGGTTTGCAGTTCCTGTACTTAATAATAAGTCTTTAGCACTTTGATTTTGCTCAAAACCTAATCTCATTGCTGATTCTAACTCTTGACTAGAAATCTCATCCCATGCTGCAGAGTCTAAATTTTTAATAGTTTTAGATAACTTTTGAGCATCAAAACCGGTAGTAGCTGCAAATATTTTATTAGCCGTTTCTGTATCTCCAGCAAATAATGCTTTTTTAACTTGATATAAATGCTCTATTGTTTTAAATGTGCGTTCTTTACCATTAAGTGTAGCTTTTACAGGTCCATTTAATAGATTACTTAGTTTTTTAAATCCATTATCATCAGTGGAATATATATTAACACTAGTAGATGATTGAGTAGTTCTAACTTCAAATACTTGTGGTAAAATGATATTATCTGGTATACCAAACTTATTATTCATTCTTGTAAACAAATCTTTCATTTGTTCTACTGATCTACCTGCAAGTTTTGTACCTATTTCTGTTACATAATATTTTTTATTTGGATTTTCTATTGCAGCAAGTCTTAAATCATTTAAATCTTTAATAGTCATTTTATCCATTAAAACTTTATTTTCATCAGTAAGCTCATTATATTTAGTAAGTTTATTATTTTGATACATTTTAGTTATTACAGCAAATGATTTACCTTGTTGACCAGATGCTTGACCATATGTTGCACCAAAATTAGTTACAGCATTTTTAGCTGCACCTAATCCATGAACACCTCTATTATTAGAACCAAATACAAATACTTCATTTGACTTTAATGTTGTTATATTTTCAGGTGTATATTCTCTTTCAACACTAGTAGATGATTGAGTACTAGATTTACTTATAATAGAATATACTCCATTTTTATAAATTAATTCTTGAGTGTTTTTATCAAACTTTTTAATAGCTATTCCATCATCTTTAATTTTTCTTAATGTTAATACAGTTCTATAGTCTTTTGTTTTAACATATCTGTCTTCTTGATTTAATCCTGTAAATGCTTTATTAACATTAATTTCTGGTAAATAATCAGGCATTGTTCCTTTTAAAGTTGGATCAAATTGAATTTTATGACCAACATTTCTATTTTTACCATCAAATACTAATACTGTTCTATCTGATAATATAAAAGAATCACCATAAGGATTAATAAATTTATTTTTCAAAGCAGTTGATGCTGTTGGTATTGTTGGATCTGCTATAAATTGATTATTTAAAGAATAATCTGATTCATTTTTTAATTCAAATGCAATAAATCTCATTGGTAAACCTAAAGATAAAGTTACAATTGGAGCATCAGATATTTGTTCAGTATTATCTTGATGAAATATTAAATTACCTTGATCATTATTATCATAAACAGAATTATATGAAGCTTGATATGTAGATAAATCTATTCCTGTAGCATTAGATGCAGCAATAATTACAGAAGATGGTATACTTCTTAAAGGTTCTCCATACTGATCTAATGTATTATATCCATATGGAGGTAATCCTAACTTAGCTCCTGTTTCACCAGTTACCCATCTATCTAATTTTTCTTTTGTTATCTCATAACCAGATAATTGCATTCCTGTAACAAAAGATAATTTAATATCTTTTGATAAATTATCACTCATTCTAGTCCATCTAGTCCCAAAGTCATAAGAACTTGCAGATTTAGTTTGTTTATAAGATTGTGATTCTATTTGTTTTACTAAATCAGGCACAATACTTTTTGCAAAATCTTCAGATAATCCATTTTCTATAATTGTTAAACCATTATTATTATAGATTACTTTTTCAACACTAGTAGATGATTGAGTATTCCAATCATATTTATTAATTAAATAATCTAAAGCTGTAGCATGAGACGGTTCTCCAAGTTCTGCATAATATTGAAGTTGTCTTCCTTTTAATTTACCTGATTTTAAAACATCTAGAATAAATGCTTTTCTTTTTGGTTTAACATCTTTAAATTTATCAGTAGTTAACCAATCAATATAATTTATAACTGCTTCTTTAGTAGTATTAGTTTTTATAGTACCTGTTCTATTAAAAGAAGCCCAAGGATTACTAAAACTATTTACATCACTAACCACTTCCATAGTATAAACTCTATTGTTAGCTTTTGCTTCTTTTATATTAGCATCTCTATCATATTTACCATCTTTAGTTTTAATGTTAGAAATAACTACATTTTTATTTTCTAATTGAGAATATATATCATTACTATTAACACTAGTAGATGATTGGGTAGTAGGTTTATTTATAATTGAATCATCAATGTAATTATTTACATTAGGGTCATTAGCAATCATCATAGCTGCAATTTTATCAAAAGTAGATGTAGTCATCTTATTAGCAATAAATTCTCTAGATGCTGGTTCTACTATTTCAAAGTATGTAGTATCAGGAAGAACATAACTAAGACCATATTTAGTGTTACCTACTCCATTCTGTAAAATAGATATAAGAGGTAATATCTTAAACATGTCTGATATTTTTTTATTCTTAACTGGATCTTTTACTTTAATAACATTTTCATCAGCAAGATCAATTAAGTTTTGATGATAACTATCAGATAGTGCTCCTTTTACTACAGGTTTATTGTTTAATGTTAATACAGATATCTGACCTTTAATTGTAAGTTTTTTAGTTTTAGCATCAAATACCTGATCTTTAATTGAGAAATTTTTAGAATTAAATATATTTACCGGTACATCAGTAATTTGTTCTAGTACTGAATACAATTCTTTTAAGTGACTGTTTTCACTTATCATACTCATAAACCTAGTTACATAGGCTTGGTGATTTAAAGTACTAAATAATTCTGGTACCCCTGGAAATGGTTCTTTAGTAGTTATTATCTCATTTAATCTATTTTGATAAATATAATTTACCATTGCTTGTTTAAATGATGTGATAAAATTAGTTATACCATCTGCTCCTTCACCAAATTTAAGTGGAATATTATTATTCTTAATATAATTAAGTAAGTAAGCAGATACTCTTTTATCATTTGTTAAAGGAAATATAGGTTCTACTAAATCTTGAGTAATAACATTATCAAAGAAAGACCCTAATATGGACTCTTTTCTTAATTTATTTACTAAATTCTGATCTATTTTAGATGACTCAGATAAAATATCTAAACCAATTTTTCTTTGCATGATCTCCTGTATGGTTTTAGAAGTAGCTGTATCAGGATTTGACTGTCTTTTAAGATCAGACATATCTTTTATTTGCTTTTCATACTCTACATAATGTAAGAATATTGCAATGGCTTTTGGACTTGTAGTATCATTATTAGTCATTGTCTCTTTTAAATCCGCTGTTGTAAATTTATCCATACCTTCAGTTGCTGCAAGTACAACATCTTTATAATTTGGAGTAGACATTGGGTGATAAAACTCATTATTAGGATCAGCAATTATACTTTTAAATAATGGACCAGTTTCAGAACTGTTAATTAGTTCAATATCATTTATTTTAACTTTATCAGCTTTTATATCTGCAATTAAGCTTTTTAATGTTGTATTATATGGTTTAGTAACACCAGATAGTTTTACTGATACCTTAGCTTCTTTATTATAACTTTTTATTGCATTACTTAATCTTGTTCTATTTGCTTTATAAATACTTTCTGAGATATCAGTTTGTTTTAATACATCTAAAAGTGCATTATATTTTTTATTTTCATCAGATAATGTTTCTTTACCTGTAAGATTTGCATAAACCCCATCATATAGTCTTTGTTGATTTGCATACTCTTTTACTAGTGGTTGAGATATAAAATAAACAGCATCTCTTTTTGGGACACCGGCTTTAAGTAAATTCAACAACATTGGTATAAGCTCTTTATTAGCTTGAATAAAGAAAATCCATGCATCTTTCTCAACATCCACAGAACCATTCATTAAGTGTGAGAATAAATCTGCTATTTTATCTTGGCCATCTACACTATTAATACCTGATAAAGAAATTCTTCCATCTTCAGTTTCATTATGATCAAGTAATAATCTCATTTCATAAATTATACTTGTATCATCTTCATATTTTTTAGTCTTTGGATTTTTAACTGAGCCATAATATGTTTTTGGTAGAGCAGCACCCAATGCTGTATACAATGGATGTAATTTATTTTCAAGAGCAATGATACCTAATACATCTTTCCCTGTCATGTTATAATCATGTTTAGCTAGATTATAACCTACTTCAAATACATTTGTTGGACTAATAGTTTTATATCTTCCATATTCAGGTAAAGAATCTACTAAGTCATCTGCAATATCTTTCATTAAGTAAGTTTCATTTGGTCTTACTAATGTAGCATAATTATCAGGTAGTTGTAATATACCTCTGATAGAATCAATTAATCTATTTTCAATTGCTTTTTTCTGTAATGCAATTAATTTAACTACTTCAGCTTTATCACCTTTAGATTCTGCATTTGCAATTAATTTTTTTAATGTTTCCTCAGATATATTAGATGTTACATAATTACCATCTGCATCTATATTAGGCATAAATGTAGTAAGCTTATCAACATCATAATCTGCTCCTGATTTAGCAACAATTTCTGATGGAGGAATAATAATAGAACCTGCAGCTGGATCCAAAAATTCATATACTTCCATAAACTCCATAGAGTTCATTCCTTGTACAGGGATTCTTACAGCTGATAAAGTTACAGATTTACGGTTATTATCTTTATTTAACCATTCATCATCTTTAATTAATTCATTTAATCTTTTTCTTGTACCTATTTCTACACCATCAAGATCTTTAAGTTTTAAAAGATTTTTAAAATCACCTTGTAATGCAATAGCAACTTTCATTGCAGATGTATTACCTGGAACTGATGTTACTTTTGGTTTTTTACCAGCAAGTACAGCTTCTAAATAATCAGTTTCAACTTTTAAGTTATATGCATTTCTATCAGTATAATATTTAGCTTGATCTTCTAATATGTTTTTATTTCTTTTAAAAACCTCAGTAAGTTTTTCTTTAGTATAGTCTTTATATTTAACATTAAGATCTATAGACTCTGGATTATAGAAAGGTAAGTTATTAGTACCTAAGTATTTTTCTATTTCTGCAACTTGAGCTTTTTCAAATTTAAAACCTAAATCCCATAATCCATTAGTCATTGAACTAGCAACTTGTACTAATGCTTCACCTTTTACTTTTTGTTTTACAATTCTTTTTTCAACAAGTGATGTTATCATTTTTTCAATATCTCCTGAGAGCATGTGTAATGATAAATCTTTTGTTAAAACATTATTAGAACCAACTTGAATATAATCAATTAAATGTTCTGGTAAATCTTTTCTAGTAAGTTCTCTTTGAACTACATCCATGAATTTAGTTAAATCACCACTAACATATTTACCATCTTTATATTCATAACCAATTTCATTTAATAATTCAGTTTTTAGTATTTCAGTATAAGAATCAACTGCATCTTCATATGCTTTAACAAATGGTGTGTATGCTTTATTAACTAATTTACCATTTTCATATAAACCTTCAAGAATAAGTGCTCTTAACTGAGTAGAGAATACTGTTTTACCTTTTAATTTAATTGGAACAGCTGTAACATTTTTAAGATATGCTAAGTATATTGTATTTTTAGTAAAAGCAATATCTGATTTTAATGTTTTTTGAGTACCATTATCATCATATATTTGATCTGCTACTGCTTTACCATTTTTATCTACTTGAGATGTAATACTACCTACTTTAGAACCAGATTGGAATGTAGCATATTGTATATTACTTTTCATCATTTGATGATGTAATGACTCTAAATCAGAACCAGCAATAAGTGATGGAATTAATGGCATCAATGCAAATTTATGCATTGCGTTAACTGGTAATGATGTATTAGCTAAATGTCCAAAGTTTTGTAATTTATATACAGGAAAGATTTGTGTTATATCTTCAGTACTAATTTCTTTACCACTAATTACTTTTTGGAATAAATCTTCTTGTTCAGATGACCAGTTTTTTTCAGCAAGTCTTAATAGACGGTATGCATCAATAGTTATATAACCTTGACCATCACCTTCTTCCATTTCTTTATATGGTTTTAATTCTTTCTTTAATCTATAATCAATTTCAGATTGAGATAATCCTCTATTTTTATAATCTTCTCTTAAACCTTTTTCAATATTTTTAATATATACTGAACTTCTTTTAACTTCCTGCATAATTGCAGTGTTATAAGTTCTACTATAATTAAATGGAGTATAATCACTACCAAAATCATCCATAGCTGCAAGTTTAGCACCATATGATGTATTTTTAATTAAGTCACTATTTAAAAAGTTTTGAGTATACTGATCAGTCATAAATCCTCTACCACCTGAAGTAGAACCTGGATTTCTTTTATGTAACTCTTGTTTAGCATGATTATATTGTACTACATCACCATATATTAAACTAGCAGTCTCAAAATTATGAATCCATGCATTCATTGTATGTGCTTTAATAAGCATTGTTTCTTCATCATCTGTTGATAATTCAAACTTTTTTAAACTATTTGTTAATGCTGGGTCAATCCATTTAGATTTTTGAAAATCTTTCTTATTATCCTTAGACTGTCTTTCAAAATATGCAATTACTTGCTCAGTTATATCTTCTTTTAATTTAGGGTCTGACTCTAAATAATCAAGTAATTTACCATTTTTTACTTTCTTAATTATTTCTTCCTTAGTATCTTTAGTTAATATATTATCAAATGCAGTAAAAAACTCACCAGCCATTCCAAGAACAGTTTCACCATCTGCAGATTTAATTTCTCTATTATAACCTACATATTTTTTATACTCTTCTTTATTAGCTCTTATTTTTTGTATTCTAATTAATTCAGCTTGAATATAACCTAAAAATATATTATCAACAGCATATTGATCAGCATCTCCTCCTGGTTTAAATTGATCTATATCAACATATAAGTTTTTTATTTTAGTAGACTTCATACCAAAAGAAGCTGACTTAGAAGCATGTCTCATAAATTCTTGAAAACCTGATTTTAACATCATGTTTAATTCTTGAATATATTTACCATGAATATCAAGAGATGTAGTATTAGCACCATCAACATTAACTATTTGAGTACCAGATACCATTACAAGATCTAACCTCCCATCTTTTTTTCTATCCCATGTATTTTCTTCAACTTTAAATATAGATTTAAGTAATTGTGATTGCTCAGTAAAACCATTTATTAATGGATTGAGGTAACTCATATAACTATATTCTGGCTTCGTCCATAAATCTCTACCTTTTTCAACATTGTTAATGGCATCAACTATCATAGTAACAGTACTATCTTCTGTAAATTCATTTACAAGTTTTTTCTCTGCATTTAATACACTAAAACTTGCATAATTATTACCAAATTTATTTTGTAATCTTGCTAATTTTTGTATTACAGATTTTTGACTGTTAGTATTTTCATGTATTCCTGCAGGTATTTTACCATATAATGCATCAATAGGATTATCTATGAATTTTTTAATAAATTCTTTTTGTTTATCATTAGTAAGTTTTGGATCCTTACTTAATGTATAAACTTCTTTTGCAATTTGATGTATATAAGGAATTCCATAATCTCTTGATTTACCAGTTAATTCATTTTTAATACTTATTAAATCTTGTAAACCAACTCCTAATGCATTAATAAATTCAATTTGTTGTGCAGGTAAACCAATAGATGTAGCATCTGGAAAAGCTTTCATTAAGACATCAAGTTTTAATGTTGACTTATTGTTAGCACCCTTACTAATATATTTAGTTTCTGCAGATGAATTAAAAGCACTTTTAAAACTATTTATAATATTTTTAAATTCAATTGATGCATCAGTTACTTCAGATTTATAATCATCTGTTTCTTCATCTATACCAACTGTTAATTGAACATATCTTATTAAAGGTTTTTTAAAATCTTGCCAAAATGCTGCTTTAATATTAAATTCTTGTAATGTTTTAATATTTCTTGGATCTGGAAATTTTTTATTTACAAGTTGCCCTAATTCTGGATAAAATGGTATAGCAGCTTGAAGCTTAAGATACATTTTAACTGGATCTTTTTCACCTCCAATTACCTTAGTAACTGTATTCCATATTTTACTAAAGTCAACTAATTCTGGAAAACCTAAAGACCCTTCTACTTCTTTACCATCAACTATTTTAAATAGACTTTTTAAAATGTAAAGAGTTTCTTTTTCAGCTAATTGTAATAATGATTTTTCACCTACTTTTTTATCTGAAAATCTTTCTGTTTCTTCAACAACTTCAGTACCAGTTGTATCTCCTTCTGTTTCACTTTCTTCTTCATTTATTTCAATATGCTTTTGCTTAATTAAATCAAATGTACTATG